GTTGCAAAAGCAGCAACAGCAGCAACAGCGGCAACAGCGGCAGAAAGAGCAGCATTAGCAGCAAGAGCGTCAGCAAGAGCGTCAGCATTAGCGTCAGTGTCCATAATTTTTCTCCGTAATAAAGTTAAAATCTTAATATACTATTATTAACATACACTATAAAATCCGAGAAGTCAAGTAGAAAATAAAAAAATGTTACAGCAGTGTTACAGCGTGAATTATGAGTTAAACTGTTATGCTGTAAGGCTTTATATCAATTATGTTACAGCAGTGTTACAGCGTGAATTTTGCTGTAAAGTATTGCAGTCAAAGGGTTTATAATTAAAATGTTACACTATTCTTATTATTCTTAAAAAGTAGTAATAGTGTAAATATTGGAAAAAGGGGTATATAGGATTGTTAGAAGTTTTTCAAAAGAGCCGTAACAGCGTAACGCGTAACATTTTTGACATAACCTCCGGCTACACAACGACTTACATTTGTTACGCAGATTTTAGCGGTGTAACACCGTAACCCCTTACCGCATAACGACTTATGTCAAAAATGTTACAGCACTCCTACTTATCAAACACTCCAGCATTATTACCCAGCTATCTAACTACCTTTGTAACACCTGTAACACCTGTAAGGGGGTTCCGATTATAACGATTGGTTTTTATCTTTGTAACATGACATTATCGGACTATAATCTAGTTACCTTTGTAACACCTGTAACACTTGTAACACCTATAAGGGTTCCGATTATAACGATTAGTTTTTATATTTTTAACATGCTATTATCGGACTATAATCTAATGGCCGGTAATGCGGCGGTGCGGCGGCGGTGCGGGCGGGTAGGTGAGCGGTTGGGCGGCCTCGCGGTTGGGGAAAGAGGATTCTTTTTATACTGTTCGACAGCGAGACTCCCTAACCACAAAACTGCATGACTCCCTAACCATAAAAAATAGATTACTATTTGTGACACATTATTGGAGTATAACAGTTATAAGGGTTATAACGAACAGAATATAAAAATAAGTATATAAAATTTCCATTTTTAATTTGACAAGCGCCCGATAATGTGGTATACTTATAATAGGTAGATGGTGATCTACTCGCCCGGTATCAGGTATCACGTGAAGTCGTGGGGTATTGGGTTAATGATAATTTTCATCACAGGTAGTTTAAAAGGAGTTAAAACAGCGGCCTCCCCCTTCCATCGGTTGAGCGAGGTGCAGTGATGCGGGTTCAAATCCCGTCCTGTGTATTAGAGGTATATAATGCCAATAGGAAGTAAAGTACATGGGGTATATCGTGCGTTGCTGCGAAAAGGCTATGCTAAAGCAAATGCGGCCCGGATTGCACAATCTCAGACTGGGTTAGCTCTGAAAACAGGTAAGCCTCCCCTTAGAAAGAAAAGATAGTGCTTGCCATAATAACATTACTTGGTGCTCTATATTGGCTTTATGCCACATATATTCGGGATCAATATTACTATATTCTTAATGGTGAAAATAACAGCATAAAAAGGTATTTAGGAGAGATAAGATGAATAGAAATGTCCAAGTTGGCTGGAAAACATTGAGATCGGTTGACGCTGTGGATGACCCGGTATTGGCCGCCGCGACTTATGACACTTTACCGGCTGACAGGGTCAATATAAGCGGTGATGCCACCTCTCTGAAGCTGATGGCTTTTGGGACGGGAACTGATAACGGGACGGCCCTGGTCAATCTCTACGGGGGTCATGGTCAAAAGGGGGCTGAGAGGCAACCAGCGATACTAATAACCAGTCTGACCTTCACACTGGGCAAGACAGCAGGTATGCAGGCCAACAAGAATCCGGCTGCGGATGGCGGATTAGAGGCCCTAACCTCGAATTTCTACTTTGATACTGTGGCGGAAACCGATCAGGGTGGCTTTACCCCGGTGCGGCTTGGTCTGGATCAGGGGCAGAATAAGGTCGGTATGGCGTTGGTGCGACTTACCGGCGAGAGTTGGCTTTTTGCCGAGGTGAAAACCCTAACCAACATTACCAAGTTCAATCTGGTGGCGGCATGGGTCAATGAGATAGTTAATGAAGTAGCGGTGGTATGATAAAACATAGTATAATCGAGAATCCTACGCCGGAACAGGCCCGCAAAAAGGCGGCATGGCTTGTTTCCTTAGCTCAAAGGACATCCACATTAGAGGGGCAAGGTGTTAGATCGAAGGTTTTGAAAAGAGCAGAAAATAGAATAGTAAAGGAAATAATGTCAGGTAAAGTGAAAATAGATAGTGAAGGAGTAGAGTAAGATGAAATTACAGCCGACATCAAACTATGTATTGCTTGAAAGCAATGGGCAAGGTGAGCAGACATCAAAAGGCGGAATTGTACTACCAGAGGGGGCGGAAATAAAGGGATACGAAATGGCTAAAGTTTTAGCTATCGGCCCTGAAGTTAATCGGTTGAGTAACGGGGAAATGGGACCAGAAATTATTACTGAAAATGGCACAGCGATTTTTGCAAAAGATGATTCCGTAACGATTGAAACTGATGGAAAGTTTTATTTTGTTATTGGAGCACATAGAATTTGTGCCGTAATTAATGGAGAATCACAATGAACGTAGCCACATTTAAAACACTCGAATTAGTAGATAAAGATCAATTAAGGGGTAAAATTTTATCAATGCCGGGAGGGGATGGCGATCCATATTACTTAGTAGAGATTATTGAGGAGTACACGAAATATATCAAAAAGACTAATGTGGGATGTCAAGTTATTGTGCCGCGAGATATGGTATTTAAATATAATAATAAGCAAGAGGGTAAAATAACAATACAGGAAGTTATTTTTGAAACTTGTGATGTCATAGCCCAATATAAAGATCGGGACGATAATCAGGTTTTTGATATAGACCATTGCAGCTACTCAGATCAACCCTACGATCCTAATAAGGAAGGCGATGGACCAATCGAATCTAGCGAAAATTGATGAGTTAGTCCCCGGATTAACTAAACCGCAGTTAGACCTTGCTCTTCGGATGATTGAGTCAGGAGTAGATGAGAAGGATATTCCCTATATTTTAGGTACGGGAAATCGTCACTCGATTATATCGTGGCAGAATCAAGACCCTAAAATTAGGCATTTATTTAATCAGGCTCGTGAAGTGGTCTTAAACAAAGTTGAGAATAGCTTACTTCGGTCGGCATTGGGTGGTACATTAACCACTACTAAATCAGGTACGGGAAAGAATGGTGAACCGATAGAAGAAGTCACAGTCAAGGAAGTTGGTCCTAATGTCGTAGCGGCGGAAAAGATTCTGCGATTATTTCGACCTGATCCTTGGGCTGATCTGAGCACTAATAAAGAAATCGAAGAGGAATTATCTCCCAAACAAATTGGGGATGCTGAAGAAGCTAAGATGAAAAAATTGGGCGGGAAGTTTTTTGAGGAATTACGGAGTAAAGTTGTATCATGCCAGATAATTTAATTATTATATTTTATGATGAAAAAGGCAATATATATACTGTTAAGTGTGATCTTCCAATAACGATTACTGTTGAGGATGAAATATCGCGTGCAGAGTAGTCAGTTAATAGATTTGACCCCGGAAAAGTTTCTTGCGGAAATTCCGACAACGATTCCAGAGAATTTAGAATTTAGGAATGTGCTTAATCGCATGTGTTCTGAAGATACGGGTGTGCAAGAGGTTATGAGGCACTTAGCTTGTCAAGATATTAGGATTACTTTTAAAACTTTTTATTGGACATTCAACCCTAAAAATAAGCCGGGCTATCGTAATATGCCGTTCATTACTTGGGAAGTTCAAGATGAAATGATCTTGGCAGTTCAGGATTGTATCGTGAACGGCAATGATATTTTAATAGATAAGAGTCGTGGAGAGGGAGCATCTTGGATACACTTAGGCATTTTCTTGCACAATTGGCTTTTTATCCCCCATTCACAATTTTTAGCCGGTTCAAGAAATATTCAAGCAGTAGATAAGAGAGGGGATCAAAAAGCTTTATTTTGGAAGTTGGATTATTTATTGGCCAATCTACCTAAATGGTTAATACCAAAATCTACTCGAACATTTTGTCATTTAGAGAATAAAGAAAATGGTAGTGCTATTGACGGAGAGAGTACTACTGAGAACTTTGCGGCTGGAGATAGGCGTACTGCTGTACTATTAGATGAATTGGCTCGTGTAGATATTACTGTTGCTCAAGGGATTATTGATGCGTCTTCAGATGTTACGGACTGTAAAATTATTAACAGTACTCATACTACTACAGCTCATCCGTATTGCAAATTACGTCGTGGGATTACCGCTAAAGTTAAAGTTTTTGTACTACCTTGGTGGAAAGACCCACGTTTTAATAAGGGTTCATACCAGTCCCCGGATTACGGCAAAGTCACTATTTTCGATATTAAATACTGGCGAGAGAATTATCCTGGAGTGTTTGATGATATTCACGAAGGTGTGCCGTTTAAGACAAAAGATATGGAGATCGAGGCGATCTTATCGGGAGAAGAAGATGTATTATTTATTGCAGACGGCAAAGGTAATTGGCGATCCCCTTGGTATGACCATGAAGTTAAAAGACGTTCTGCTCGTGATGTAGCACAAAATCTGGATATGAATCCTATTGGATCAGGTGATATGATATTCGATGCTCCGGTTTTACAACAGATACGAACCGATCTTTGTCGAAGTCCGTCATATACTGGCGAGGTGACTTATGATTATCAATGCTATATGATGGGCAGATCAGAAATTCTTAAACTAGACAATATCAAGTTTATACAAAATTCTGGTAGAAATCGTCTTCAATGGTGGGGCGAATTGATGGAGGATAACCGGCCTAATCAGTATCACAACTATGTAATTGGTTGCGATATTAGTTTAGGTACAGGGGCCAGTAATTCTGTTGCCAGTATTTTTAATGTTAATACTGGGGAAAAGGTGGGAAGTTGGGTTTGTGCTTTTACAAGTCCGGTAAACTTTGCTAATCAAGTATATGCGTTGACTCAATGGATTGGTGGGAAAAATAAGCCGTTTCTAATTTGGGAAACTAATGGGGGACAAGGTGGGGCTTTTGCTCGACAGATATTTAAATTAGACTATACTTTTTACTATAGACGACGGGATGAGAAGAAACCAAATAGACCGAGAACACAATCTGTTGGCTGGCATAGTTCAACACAAACAAAATCAGACCTTCTGCTTGAGTATCGTGAGAGTTTGAGTTGGTCTTTTCGCAATACTGATATTAGCCAAAAGTTTTTGGTATATGATGAAGATGCAATAACAGAATATGAAGAGTATATCTTTACTAGTGCCGGTAAACCAGAGCCTGCATCTTCGGCTGAAGAAGAGGGTGGGGCTAAAGCAACGCATGGTGATAGAGTTATTGCTGATGCTTTATGCAATTTGGGACGAAGGGAACAAATTATTGCGGTATTTGAAATGCCGGAAAAAGAGAAATCTAATTCTCCAAGAGGACGAAGATTACAATGGGAAGCCGAACAATCGGGATCGGTTGAAGAAAGACGATGGAGAGAGTAAATCAGGTGAAAAATGAGTCTTGGCAATATATTTACGACAATTATCGAAAACTTTGCCAGTCTCTTACCCTGGAGAATAGTATATGAGTATGAACAAGCAATCCGATGGACTTTTGGAAAACCCGGACGATTACTTAGTTGTGGATGGCACTTCTACATTTGGGGAGTGCAAACCATTGATAAGGTGGATGCTACGATTAACATTATTGATCTTGGCCCACAAACAATTAGGTCGGCTGATGGGCTTTCTTGCACCACTCGTGTCGGCGTGGAATTTTATATTCGGGATGCCAAGAATCTCTTTTTATCCTTACAAGACGATGAAATCGAGCGAGGGTTACCAACGGTCGCTACAATTGCTCGCGGGGCAGTCGCCACTGTACTCGGATGTGAGGAATTCGCTGATCTCTGGAGAGAAAAATTACGAATTGAATCCACAATTAGAGATGAGTTGCAAGCACTTGTCCAAGACTTTGGACTTGAAATCCAAAGGACGCATATCGCCGAATATGCTGTAACAAAAAATTATAGAGTTTATGGAGATTCTGAACCAATAATTTTAGAGTAGTTTGAAAGGGCAACATTATGAGAATTCCTAAATTTAAATTAATGGATGGTATAGTGATTTTGGCAGTCATACTATTTATTATTGGGGGGATATTTACTGTTAAAGCTAAAGCACCGCTATTTTACACTAACGAAGATGTCGTTGTCTTTATCGAGACAGACTATTGGGTGGGATCGGGTGTATGTATTAGTCCCGATGGTATTATCTTAACTGCGGCTCATATGCTTGAGGATGCCTGGAACCCTACTATAAGATTTCCTGATGGGCGAACATTTGTACCCTATGCCATTTATTTAGACACTGGTAAAGACGTAGCGTTTTGCAGAATTGATCCAGACGGTGAGAGGCTGCCGTATATTGAATTAGGGGAATCAAGTAATCTAGAACCGGGGGATGAGATTGAAATTATTGGTGCTCCGTTAGGGATTGGTTGGTGGCACTCATATGGGTTTATATCCAAACCTACTTTTAACGGTGACATATATATGGATATAGCCGGTAATCCGGGGAATTCCGGGGGGCCGGTATTGCATGACGATAAAATTGTCGGTATCCTAACTTGCGGATTTCGTGGTGCAGACGGGTTAGTTATGGGGGTAGAATCTGATTATCTTCGATTGTCCTTGGCAATATATGAGTTTTTTACTTTAATCAATGCAGATGAACCCTTTTTGGATTTTGCTATTTGGACGCAGGGTTGGTTAATAGACAATACTCCTATAAGATAATGGTAATAAATTATGTCGAGACCAAAAAATAAGAGAGATCGCTTTCCGGTTCGCTTACAAAAGGCTATTAAGGATTGCGAAAAATATACTAAGCCAATGAAAAGTAATCGGCAGATTGTACTTAGTAGATATGCTGCTCAATATTATGCCGACAATGATTATATTGAGCAACTGATAGCTTTGACAGGGAAAGCCCGACCTATCAATATGGTGTTTCGTTATCTTACTATTATGATGCCATATTTGGCCCAATATATGCCTAAAACTCGTATATCCCCTAAAGGAAATCCTCTTTATGCCAATACTGCGGAAATGTTAGGCAAAGCCTTAACACACTTAAAACGCGAAATTAGATACCGAGATACTTTTAGGGAGATTGCCTTTAATGCTCTAACTTATATTGGGGCCGTTAAATTAGGTTTATGCCCTAATGGAACGATAGAATGGGGCGGGGAAACACATCAAAATGGACAAATCTATGCCGATTCAATTGACCCGGATGATTTGATATTTGATGTTGGGGCACGGCGGCAGGCTGATTTATTGTTTCTCGGAAATAAATATCGTTTACCGCTTAGATATGTTATAGAAAGCGGATTGTTTAAAAATTATGATCGGGTGAAAAAGACCTCTAAAGTTTTTGGTCACGAATCCCCAGAAGCTATTGCTAAAGCTGAAGTTCAAGACGGTGCGTACCACGAACTTTATGATATGGTAGAACTATATGATGTGTATATGGTAAATGAGGGGGTATTACTTACTTTACCCGCTTTAGGAGAGGGTGAGAAAATTCTGCGGACGGTAGATATGCTTCCTGAAGGCGGCCCATATGAATTACTTTCTTTTCACCAATTTCCAGGATCATTATTACCTATTCCCCCGGCTTATAATGCACTAGATTTAGATGATGCGGTAAATAGAATTTCCCGCAGATTAGATCGACAATTGCGGGGGCAAAAAACTATTTTAGCTTATGAAGATGGTGCTGCGGATGATGCTAATCGAGTAGTTAAAGCTTCAGATGGGTCAACTATTAAAGTAAATGATATTGCTCGTATGAAAGAAGTAACATTTGGTGCTCCGCAAGGAGACAACATTTTAGTTGCAGATTGGTATATACAGCAATTTTCTGAACAACAGGGGAATTTAAATACTTTAGGGGGTATTCGTTCTGAGTCTAAAACTTTGGGTCAAGAGAAATTAAAAGCTTCTAGTGCCCAAGGTACAGTTGAAGACATGTATGAGTCTGTAACTGAGTTTAGTTCCAGAGTTGAGGGTAAAATGGGTTGGTACTTAATGGTTAATCCGTTTGTTAGTATCCCGATGATAAAAGAAATTCCAGGAGTCCCAGGTGGACTTTCCCTGACTTATACGAATGATACTAGGGACGGGGATTTTCTCGATTATAATTTTGAGATGGCTCCTTATTCTACGCAGGGGAAAACCCCAGAAGTTGCTTATCAACAATTATTGTCGGCAGTTAATCAAATTGTATTGCCGTTTATAGACGTAGCGGCACAACAAGGTATGACTGTCGATGTTCAGAAATTAGTAGAGGCAGCCTCGAAATATACTGAGTCAGATGATTTGATGCAGATACTTAAACCGGCTGATAAAGATTTAATGCCCCAACCTGATCCTGGACCCTACCAACCATTACAGGGGCAACAGATGGGGAAGGCGGAAAAAAACCAAGGGGGTCAATTAGATGGCCGTCTTGGGGTAAAAGATGATCCAGGTGCGGTAGAAAATGCCGGGCTTAGAAACGATAAACGGGAGAATCAAAATGCCGATGTATGATTTTGAGTGCGAACAATGCGGTACTATTACCGAAGATATGTTTTTAATTGACGAACGTCCCGACTATATCTTATGTCCGAAATGTCAAGAGAGAGCCATTAGGATTATTAGTCATAGAGTAAAGGGAAATGCTGAAAGTAGGGAAATGTGGTCGAAGGCGTTCGGCATAAATCCCGATCAAATTCCTGAAATGCGTCAGCGTTTTCCTGAAGATGAATATCACCCGGTTACGGGAGCTATGAAAATAAAAGGTTTTAAACATCAAAAACAAATTGCGAAAAGATTAGGAATGGTAATAGATTAAGGAGTTAAAAATGACCACAGAAAACAATGACCAAGTAAATGACGATCAGAGAACTAATGAAGAACAAAATACGGATGCGGCTAATGAAGCTAAAGTTAACGAAGAAAAATTAGTTGCGGAGATCGCTGAAAAACAGATGCAAGCACAACAAGCCATCAGAGAAGGTAAAACTGAACTTAAAGATGTTGATAATGGAGAATCTTCTAGTGAAAATAATGGGGACGCTGAAGGAGAACAAGGGGAAGAGATAGATCAAAAATTGGTAACTGCTGCTCATTCAGTTGGTATGACGGATGAGGAGATTGTTAATATGGCGACCGATAATCCAAAAGCTCTGGAAGCTCTCGCAGATGCCGTAAATAAGTCGGAAAACTCTAACGCATCCGAGTCTGATAAAGACAATAAGGATGACGACAATGGGAAAAAATCCGATAAAGAAGACGGTGATACTGGCGAAGAGATGGACTTAGACAATCTTGATCCAGAGGTTGCTAAAGTCGTCGGGCCTCTTTTGAAACAAATTGAGGCATTGGAGAAGAAGGTCAATGATTCAAGTCAACAGGATGAAGAAAGGCGAGCCGAAGAAATACAGGTCGCTATCAATCAAGACTTTGATAATATGACCGAAGCGTTTCCTGTTTTGGGAGATACTAAGGGCATGACTAATGCACAATTCAAATTGCGTGAATCTGTGCTAGATGAGGCACTAGCTATTAATGCGTTACCCTCGTCTAAAAGGAATGCAGTATCTTGGCCGGATTGTTTAACACAAGCGGCTACTGCCCTTTTAGGAAAACCCAAATCAGAAGGTAAAGATAATAAATCGAAAAAAAAGTCTGCTAAAGCTGGAGAAGTGCAGAAACTTTTTACTCAGAAACCATCTGGAAGAAAGAAAACAGTTAAAACAACTGATGGGGCAAAGAGTGAGGAAGCTTTAGCAGAGCAAATAGCCACTATTCAGGCCAGTGTTAGAGGTGCTGGTGATTAAAAATAGGGGCAGAAGGAGCTAAAAATGAGTTTGCAATTAGAGGCTGCGGTAGATATTGGATTGGTTACGTTTAATAATATTAAGCGTAATATTCAATACACTCTCGATCATAATGACTACCCTAATTTAAACAAGTTGTTCAGCGGCAGAGATGTCGATAAGCAGACTGGTAAGCAGATTGAGCGTCATATTTCTTTGGGGCGTACTGGAAATGCTCGCCACAAAACTATCGACGAAAATGATACGACTGATGTGAAACAGTTGATGAAGAATATTCTGGTTCCCTGGAAACACGCCGATACCAGTTATGGTTATTACGTTCAGGAAGCTTTAGTACAGAATGGTCCTGAAGGGTTTATTAGTGTAGTAAAGAATCGGAAAACTAATATGTGGATCGAATTTGCGGATGAGTTGGAAGAGGCTTCGTGGCTTTGCCCGGCTGATGCTACAGATATTACATCCCCCTTTGGTATTTCTTATTGGTTGCCCCTTGGGGCGGCTGCTGCCGAAGGTTTTGAAGGTAGGAATCCGTATTATCTGGACGGTAATGAAATAACTGGTGGTGCTGGCGGTATTGCTGATGCTGCTGCTGTTGCTCATTGGCGGTCTTATTACGCTCAATATACTACGGTTGATTGGGACGATCTGGTTGAAAAACTAGATGTTGGTTTCCGTAAAACCAAATTTAGAGCACCGGCTACTGTTGAAGAGGGTCAGAGTGGTCCTCTCAGTATGTTCCGTATGTACACCAATAATAACGTACTCAAAGCCATGACTTCAATGCTATTGTTAGCCGACGATAAAGTTGGTTACGATCTTGGCAAATATCATGGTGCGGTAGTGTTCAATCGTCTTCCTTTCATGTATGTTGACATCTTGGATGCTGATGGTTCTGGATACGACGCGGATGTTTTAGGTGAGGATACTGTGTTTGGCGTGAATTGGAATTTCTTTGAGGCGGTAGTCTTAAAGGGTGATAATTTCCGTCAGACTCCTCCGGCAAAAGATGCTGATAATCATAACTTCATTAAATCTTTTGTGGATTTGACCTACAATTATGTTTGTCTTAACAGGCGTTATGCCGGTTTCAATATCAGTAAAACTGGTAAGTAAGACACTGGTAAGTAAACATTAACTATTAGACAGACATTAAGGAGAGATAAAATGCCGAAAAACTTTGGAGCATTTAACGAACGTGTAGGGTATCAGAATGTATCTGCTACGGGTGTGAAGACCGAAGGTACAGGTATTCCTACTTTACTTATTGATCCTGACAACGATGCGATGGACAATACTACCCTGGACTTGGCGGTCGCCGCCACTTCCGGTATTACCGGCGATTTGGCCCTTAACTATGGCACTATTAGAATTGCTGCTGGCGATATTGCTACTGGTAATTGTACTCATACTTTGGGCGACGGCTTCTGGCCCGGCCAAGTTTGGGAAATTAGATTAGATGGAGCTATTACTACATCAATGGTAGTAGTTACTATTACCAGTGTAATTGGCGGACAGAATGTATTCAATCTGGATTCCGCAAGCGATGGTTTGCTGGTTCGTTGGAATGGTGTGGCTTGGCAAGTAATTGCTGGTCGTACTGCTAATATTACCGGCAGCACTACGGTTGCTGGTGGCGTATTGGCAATCCCCGTTACTCACCGGTATGTGGCTAAAACTACAGGCGGTGTTGAAGCCCTAACCTTAGCTGATGGAACTTTTGACGGGCAACTTTTGACGATCCATTTAGTTGGCGACGGCGGAGACGGCACTTTAACCCCCGTCACTAAGACTGGATGGGCAACTTGTGTATTTGTTACTGTAAAAGATACCATCACATTGCAGTGGGTTGATCCGACTATCGGTTGGATCGTGATTGGTGTAACTGGTACGGCTGCGGCTACGTACATGGTAATTACATAATTACTATAGGTTAAATTAAGGAGAATAAAATGCCGAACGATTATGGAGCATTTAACGAGCGTGGAGGGTATCAAAATTTGCCCCCCACAGGTGTAAAGACTGAGGGTACTGGTATCCCTACAGTTGCCCTTACTGCGGCCTCACTTAGTAATACTACTGTGGATTTGGCAATTGCTGCCGCATCTGGAATTACAGGTGATAAGGCCCTTAACTATGGCACTGTTGAAATTGCCGCTGGAGCAATTGCTACAGGAAACGGTACTCTAACTCTGGGTAGTGGGCTTTGGCCCGGACAGGTCTTGGAGTTCAAAATTGCCGGTGCGTTGACTGGGTATTATGTAGTGGTTACTATTACCAGTGTAATCGGTGGACAGAACGTTTTTAATATGAATTCCGCAAGTGACGGGTTGCTGGTTCGTTGGAATGGTGTGGCTTGGCAAGTAATTGCTGGTCGTACTGCCAATATTACCGGCAGTGTTACCGTTGAGGACGACGTTTTAGTAATCCCCGTTACCCACCGATATGTTAAAAAAGAAACTGGTGCGGATGCTGAAGCTTTAACTTTGGCCGACGGTACTTTCGATGGTCAACTAATTACTATCGAATTAGAGACTGCGGGGGGTGGGGTTGGAACTCTAACTCCTACTACCGCGACTGGTTGGGTAACGGCTCTCTTTGAGATTGACGGAGATACCCTTACATTAGAGTGGGTTGATTCAACTATTGGCTGGATTGTGATCGGTTTTACTTGTACGGTTGCGGCTACAGGTATAGTGATTACATAAACTTGCGTTTGATGTGGTTGTGGGGTACGGTTCTTTAGTTCCACTATTGGGCCGTACCCACATTTGAGGAAAAAAATGGCTATACAAACTTTTCAAACACTGTATCAATATGCTACTCGTCATTGGGGCAAAGCTAATGCTGCTGGAGACGATCTGGTTTTGATAAAAGATTTGGTTAATAGGGCGTATTCTCAAGCCTTGCAGAAATACCCTTGGAGATTTATGCACAAATCTCATATCATAAACTTCACTGTTAATAAAACTGCTTATGGTTTACCAAGTAATTTTGAAAGAGTAGTGTCGGATGAAATGCCATACACTACGGTAACGACTTTCAAGAGACTACGTAGAAGGGAAATCAATACTATTCGTCGATGGCGAATTGAGAACGAGAGTACTAATCAACCACAATTTTTTGATGTTATACCTTCAGCGTATAGCGAAGAAACTGGTTCTTCCTGGCAATTAGAAGTTTATCCTACCCCGGATGCTTCGTACAGTGCAATATTGTATTATAGAATGAATCCCGGTGTTCTTGAAGATGACGGACATCTGATTATCGGACATCAGGCATTCTACAATCTAGTAGAGCAAATGGTGTTAGCAGAAATTGAATTAGTAGAGGATGAGAAAGTCGGCCCTCAAAATGCTAAAGTTCCTCAACTTTTAGAAGATGCTATAGAGCAGGATACCGCAGGAGAGCCGGATACTTTAGGGTCTTATTTGGCAGCCGACGATTTGAATTTGTATAGACATGGAGATTATAATTACAATAACACTTTTGGGAGTTAAATTATGTCAAGTCATAATGCACAAGAAGAATTAAGAAGAGCGGGCATAGCCCCGCAAGGAAGTACTACAATAGCGGCGGATGGAGATATAGATTTAGGTTATGCTGTCTCTGTAGTTACTACCGGGGCCGGGGCTTTGGCTTTAGGTTTGCCCGATGGTATTCCGGGTCAAAAAGTAACCGTTACTTTAGGCACGGCTGGCGGTGGTACTGCCACCATTACCCCAGATACAATGACTGGTTGGGTTACAGCCCTGCTCTTAGGAGCAAAGGATACCTTCACGTTCGCATATATCGACGATACGGTTGGTTGGGTAGTTGTTGGAGCAACAGGAACGGATGCCGATCCCTTAATTACATAAAGGAAAATTATGAGTTCTCACAATATTCAAGAAGAATTAAGAAAAGCTGGCATTCAACCCAGAGGCAGTATTGCTGTTATTGCGGATGACTTGGTTATGCCGTTGACACATTCGGTAATTTTAAAGACTGCCGGTGGTGATGCCGAAGCGTTGACTTTAGCTAACGGTACTCCTGGACAAGAGCTAACAATTACCTTAGTAGCTGGAGCGGGAGATTGCACATTAACCCCAACAACTACAACCGGATTTACTGCCGTAGTGTTGGCGGACGTCAAAGATACAGTGACGTTAGAGTATATCGACGATACTGTGGGCTGGATTGTTATAGGAGCAACTGGCACTGCTGCGAATCCATTGATTACATAAGGTAAATCATAATGGGCGATGTAAGAATCTCATTTCCCCTAAAGGGAAAAGATGAGAATTGGGCTGCAAGTGGGCAACCCCCACTTACCAGTCCAGATTTACAAAATGTACGCCCCCGCGATATACAGGATAAGCGTTCTCGTGGCGGTCAACGTCCCGGTGTACGTAAAATCATGTATTGGTGGGATTATCCCGGAAGCGGAGCAGATTTAGGCTTACCCTATCCTAGCCCCATTGTTGGATTAGCTCAAGTTACGGCTGTGTATTATGCCAGTATTGCTGGAGAGGTTGATTGTTATATTG